TGACTACTTGATGACCACATGATTCACCTGTTTATCCTACTTGGTCGGCTCAACCGCATAGAGGGATGGGTTCTGATCCCCGTGGAGTGATGACACTATATCAGGGATTACCCTATTGTTCAACAAAAAGATTTGAGCCATAATGCGTGAAGGAACTTCCCTATTGTGGACAAAAGTACATGAATCAAACTAAACCCCGTGGTAGACCAAAAGGTTCTACTAACAAACAGTTCTCCCTTACCAGTTATGCTGATAAGCCTGAACTCATCACTCTACCCAAGACTGAGACTGCCCAACTAAAAGAACTAAAGAACCTCCTGATAAACAGCGCAGGTTCTAGAGTTGTCCATAAGGCGGTAGAGATAGCCCTTAATGACGATCACCCTGCCCAACTAGCCGCTATTAAGTTGTGCATGGACAGAATGTTGCCCGTCTCTATGTTTGAGAAGGAAGGTAAAGCCCGTAGTGCTGTAACCATCAACATTACTGGTATTGGAGAGATTTCGCATACCCCTGAAACCATAGATGCTGAAGACATAGAGGCTAAGAATGACTAAGGCGGCAGAACGCAAACAAGCAATGCTAGATGGAAAGCCTACCTACTTTACTGGTAAGCCCTGTAAATATGGGCATATTGCCGAAAGACGGACAGCCAAAGCAGAATGTATTGCCTGTGAAGCAGAGCGCAATAACTCAGAATCTCGCAAGGAATACATGGCTTCTTATGCTGAGAAACAAAGAGAAAAACTCCAAGAGATAGCAACTAGATGGCAAAAAAACAATAAAGGCAAAGTCAATGCCAATACTGCCTTTAATCATTCATCCAAGATGCTTAGAACTCCAAGATGGCTTAGTCCTTTTGAAAAACTGCACATAAAGTGTCTTTACCAAGTTGCCGCTATGAGAAGTAAGCATAGTGAGATTGCTTGGGATGTTGACCACATAGTTCCCCTAAAAGGAAAAACTGTATCTGGACTCCATGTTCCTTGGAATCTTCGAGTCATTCCAAAAAAAGAAAACATCCTAAAAGGAAACAAATATCATGTCTGATCTAAATTTCCAACTCCTCCCGTGGCAGGAAGAGGTATTTAAAGACCAGACTCGCTTCAAGGTTATAGCGGCTGGACGACGCTGTGGAAAGTCAAGGCTTGCCGCCACAACTCTTATCATTGAGGCTTTAAAGTGTACTCAAGGCTCTGCTGTGCTTTATGTAGCCCCAACAAACGGGCAAGCAAGGCAGATTATTTGGGACGTATTATTGGAACTAGGCAGGGAGGTAATTCAAAATGCCCACATCAACAATCAAAACATCACCACCATCAACGGAGCAACCATCTACGTCCGAGGCGCTGATAGACCCGATACCCTCCGTGGAGTCTCCCTCACCTACGCTGTCCTTGACGAAGTTGCGGACATCAAGCCCGAAGCGTGGGAACAAGTTATCCGAGCCTCTCTCTCCGATAGAAAAGGAAGAGCCATGTTTATCGGAACTCCCAAAGGAAGAAACTGGTTTTACGATCTGTTTAGATTGGGCGAAAGTGAAGAGGATAAGGACTGGAAATCTTGGCACTTCACAACAAAAGACAACCCCCTGATTGACCCTACTGAGATTGAGTCAGCCAAGAAAACCCTGTCTTCCTTTGCTTTCAAGCAAGAATACATGGCATCCTTTACCAATGCTGGTAGCGACATCTTCAAAGAAGAATGGATTAAATACGGGGTTGAGCCTGAATTTGGAAGTTACTACATAGCCTGTGACTTGGCAGGATTTGAGGAAGTTGCCAAACAAGCGGCTAATTCTAAGAAAAGGCTAGACCAGACTGCTATTGCTGTTGTCAAGGTAACAGATGATGGCAAATGGTTTGTCAAAGAGATTGTCTTTGGGCGTTGGGACATCCGTGAGACTGCGGCAACCATACTGTTGAAGATGCGGGAATACCGACCTTTGGCTGTTGGAATTGAGAAAGGTGCGCTTAAAAATGCAGTTTTACCATATTTATCTGACCTAATGCGTAAAAATAATGTATATTCGCATATAGTTGACTTAACGCATGGCAACAGGAAAAAGGCTGACAGAATTATCTGGAGTCTCCAAGGGCGTTTTGAGCATGGAAGGATTGTGCTGAACTCTGAGGAGGATTGGGATGAATTTAAAGATCAACTTCTTTTGTTTCCCGCCATCGGAGTGCATGATGATTTGCCAGATGCTCTCTCATATATAGATCAAATGGCTGTTACCTCATACTTTGTTGATGACCAAGATGAAGAGTGGGAGCCAGTAGACATAATTAGCGGGGTTTGATAATGGCAACAGATAAACAAGTCGGTATGGAACAAAATGAGTTTGACGAACCAACTGAGTCCGATAAAGAACTTGTTGGATTTGTTGTAGACCATTGCAATCGGTGGCGTGACTACCGAGATGTTAACTTCCTCCCTGATTGGCTAGAGTACGAACGCATCTTCCGTGGTCAATGGGCTTCTGAAGACAAAACCCGTGAGTCTGAGCGTTCACGAATCGTTACCCCTGCTACCCAACAAGCCGTAGAGACTCGTCATGCTGAGATCATGGAAGCAATCTTTGGTCAAGGCGATTTCTTTGATATTGAAGACAACATACAAGATGTAGGCGGTAATCCCATAGATGTTGAGATAATCAAGGCTCAACTGATGGAAGACTTCAAGAAAGACAAAATCCGCAAAGCAATCGACCAAATTGAGTTGATGGCTGAAATCTACGGCACAGGCATTGGCGAAGTTGTGGTTATGACTGAGAAGGAGTATGTTCCTTCCACTCAACCAATCCCAGGCCAAGTTGGACAAGCGGCTATTGGAGTTTTAGAGAGAGACAGAATTGCTGTAAAGATTTCTCCTGTAAATCCAAAGAACTTCTTGTTTGACCCAAATGGCACAAGCGTAAATGACTGTATGGGCGTGGCTATCGAGAAATATGTCTCTATCCACAAGATTGTCCAAGGCATAGAGGCTGGTATCTACCGAAAAGTAGACATCACCACTACTGGTGAAGATACAGACCTAGAGCCTACCCAAGAAGTTAGTCAATATCAGGACGAGAAGGTTCTTCTCCTGACCTACTACGGCTTAGTTCCACGGGAATACCTAGAGAATCTAGAAGAAAATAAAGAGATAGTAGATTTATTTCCAGAGAATTCTGCGGCAGATGACTATACAGACATGGTAGAAGCCATTGTTGTGATTGCCAATGATGGGCAACTCTTAAAGGCTGAAGCCAATCCCTACATGATGAAGGATCGTCCCGTCTTGACCTATCAAGATGACACAGTTCCTAATCGCTTGTTGGGCAGAGGAACAGTAGAAAAAGCGTTCAATATGCAAAAGGCTATTGACGCACAGACTCGTAGCCACTTGGATTCTTTGGCATTGACTACTAGCCCCATGATTGCTATGGATGCTACTCGTTTACCACGAGGAATGAAGTTTGAAGTAAAGCCTGGCAAGGCAATCCTTACCAATGGCGCACCTTCTGAGATTCTCTACCCCTTCAAGTTCGGTCAAACTGACCCCAACAACTTGGCTACGGCACGAGACTTTGAGCGTATGTTGTTACAAGCAACGGGAACTCTTGATTCTCAGGGAATGATTAGCAATGTGGCTAGAGATGGTGGTCAAGGCGGTATGTCTATGGCTGTTGCTTCTATCATCAAGAAGTACAAACGCACTTTGGTGAACTTCCAAGAGGATTTCCTAATCCCGTTTATCAAGAAGGCGGCTTTCCGCTTCATGCAGTTTGATCCAGAGCGTTATCCTTCTGTGGACATGAACTTTGTTCCTACGGCTACGCTTGGCATTATTGCTAGAGAGTACGAGCAACAGCAGTTTATTGGCTTGTTGCAGACACTTGGCCCCAATACTCCTGTTTTGCCTGTGATCTTGAAAGGCATTTTGGCTAATTCAAGCCTATCTAACAGGATGGAATTGATTGCGATGTTGGACAAAATGGGTCAACCTGATCCACAAGCACAACAAATGCAACAAATGCAACAGCAATTGGCTCTGCAAGCGGCACAAGCACAGATTGCTGTCAACACTACTCAAGCAGAACAGAATCGGGCAGAGGCTACTAAGTTGTCTGTTGAGGCTCAGTTGATGCCACAAGAAGTGCAAGCCAAGATGAGTGCGTCTTTGACTAAGAATCTACCCAATGATGCTGATGCCAACCAAAGAGAGTTCGATAAGCGAGTCAAGATTGCTGATTTGATGCTTAAAGAGGCTGACATTAAGAATAAGAGCAAGATTGTTGAGTTACAGATGGCTGATAAGCGTGGGCAGGTAGAGAACGACTTTCTAGACAGGCTTTCTAAGGAACTTTCCTAATGGATATTGGTGATTTAGAGCGAAAACTAGGCATTGATGGCCTATCTGCTGATGAGCAGATGGAGTTAGTTGGTGCTTTGCAAAAATCAGCACAAACACGACTAGAAATTGCTAACCAAGAGGCTATTGGCAAGAGTACAGAGGTTGTTATCCAAGGATTGAAGAAGATTAAGAGCGACTTGGAGACAAGGTTTAGCCAATTAAATGCCACCATTGAGTCAAAAGCCTCTAGTTTGAGGGATGGCAAAGATGGTAAGGATGGCAAAAATGGCAAAGACGGACTTGAGGGAAAGCAGGGTTTACAAGGTAGCAATGGTCAGAATGGTCGAGATGGGCGTGATGGCTTGGATGGGACTGATGGTATTAGTGTCACCTCTGCTCGTATTGATTTCGATGGTAGCCTTATTATTGGGTTGTCTAGTGGTGTTGAACTCAATGTTGGTGAGGTTGTTGCTCCTGATCTTGCAGAAACCATCAAGGTTATTACTAATGGTGGTGGCACTTCTCAGTCTGTACTCGATAGCATAGCCTCCCTACAAAACCAGATCAATACTCTGATTCCTAGTCAAACAGGTAATTCTGGCAAGTATCTGACAACCAATGGAACATCAACTTCTTGGGCATCTGTTGCTGGTGGTTTAAGTTACCAAGGTACATGGAACGCATCCACTAACACTCCTACATTGGCAAGTGGCGTGGGTGTAAATGGCTATTACTACATTACAGCAACGGCTGGCTCTACTAACCTTGATGGCATAACTGATTGGCAAATTGGCGATTGGTTGTTGTTTAATGGGGCTAATTGGCAAAAGATTGACCAAAGTAACCTAGTTATAAGCGTAGCGGGTCGTACAGGGGCAGTTACTTTATCTAATACCGATATAAGTGGTTTGGGTACGATGTCTACCCAAAATGCTAGTTCTGTGGCTATTACTGGTGGCACTGCAACTCTTACAAGTCTTACAACCCCTACTGTTCAAGCAACAAACTCAGGTGGTTTAAGTCTTAAAAACTCTGCTGGCACAACCCAACTTAGCATGGGTGGTGGTGGTGGAGACAATTTATCTCTGAATGTATCAACAAATATCAATGGCACAAACGCACAAGTAGACATAAGCCCAACTGGTACGGGTCATGTGCATATAAAGCCTACTGGTGTTAACTCTATTGAAATTGCTCCTACTTATGTTGGCGATATAGACAACATGATAATAGGTGCAGTAACACCTAAGAATGGTAGTTTTGTAGATTTAAGCGTAACTGGAACAACAAGTTTTGATGGTAGCCAAGGAACTTCTGGACAAGTTTTAACTTCTGCTGGCTCTGGAAATACACCAACTTGGTCTAATATTCCTACACTTAACCAAAATACGACAGGTTCGGCTGGTTCTTTGGTAACAACCAACTTTACAATTGAGGAATCGGGTGGCAAGTTGCTGTTTAAATATGGCGCAACTACAATAGCCTCAATGTCTTCAACTGGAGTGATTACTTCAGCAACTAATATTATTGCAAATGGAACACCATAAAGGAAAAATATGGCAACGACAGTAACCCTAAAACCTAATGCGATTGACCTCTCTGGCTCTACTTCAGGGACAACCACATTGCAAGCAACTGCGGTGGCTGGTACTACCACCATCACACTTCCTGCGGCAACCGATACCTTGGTTGGTAAGGCAACGACAGATACCCTGACCAACAAGACGCTGACCAGCCCAACGCTAACTACCCCTGTTTTGGGTACACCTTCTAGCGGTACTCTGACAAACTGCACAGGCTTGCCTAACGCTGGTTTGGTGAACTCAAGTGTGACGATTGGTGGAACAGCGATTGCTTTGGGTGCATCTAGTTCTACGATTACTAATGACCTGTCTATCTCAGGACTCACAGTAGGCAAGGGCGCGAATGCTGTGGCTCGCAACACTGCGTTTGGCATTACGGCTTTGGCGGCGGCTACTGGCAACTTTAACACAGGAATTGGCAATCTAGCGTTATTGACAAATTCAACAGGCACTTCAAATACAGCGGTAGGTGATAGCGCACTAAGGCTGAACACAACAGGCGGCTCTAATACCGCTATTGGTCAAGGTGCAATTGAATCAAACACTACTGGGTCTGATAATGCGGCTATTGGAAAAGATGCTTTTTCCTCCAACACCACGGGGTCAAGCAATACGGCGTTAGGTAAAGGGGCGCTTGCCGCCAACACCACAGGTACTGAAAACACCGCTGTGGGTTATCACGCATTAGTTGCCAACACCACTGCTTCTTATAACACCGCAGTTGGTAGAAACGCTCTTGTTGCTTGCACAACAGGAACGCACAACACAGTTATTGGGCATAACTCAGGCGACACAATTACCACTGGTACAAAGAACACCATCTTGGGTCGCTACAACGGCAACCAAAATAGCCTAGACATTCGCACATCATCAAACTACATTGTGCTGTCTGACGGGGATGGGAATCCAAGGATTACTGTTGATAATGGTGGAAAAACAAGAATTGGTCATGTTTCTTCAACCCCCGACAGTCAAGTTTCTACAAGAAACTCAGGAAGACAAGCATATTTTTTTACAACAAGTGCAAGTAATGGACAAGATATTTGTAACATAGGAAATACTAATGGAGGTTATTCTTTTAACGCTTTTAGATTCTGGAACGGTGAAGTTGATTCTGGTTCTGTAGTTGGTACGATTTCTTGCACAACTGGTGCAACCGCTTACAACACTTCTTCTGACTATCGTTTAAAAAACACAATCTCTCCAATGACAGGTGCATTGGATAAAGTTACAAGGCTAAAACCCGTTACCTATAAATGGAATTTAGACAATAGTAGTAGTGAAGGCTTTATTGCTCATGAGTTGGCAGAGGTATGCCCTGATGCTGTAACGGGCGAAAAAGACGCAGTAGATGCTAATGGAAAACCTGTCTACCAAGGCATTGACACATCTTTCTTGGTAGCCACACTAACAGCCGCCATCCAAGAACTAAAAGCAGAGTTTGACGCATACAAAGCAACCCACCCTTAATAGGAGAAAACCATGACAGAAACTATCACCCCAACAGAAATTGCACAGCACTACAGTGCCGCAATGGACTCAGTTAACCTCATCAACGCTGGACAGCCAGAAGACATGACAGCAGAAGATTGGGCAGACTGCTTGGCTCGTAACAAAGAGCATCTAAAGATTATGCTTGCCAAAGACTACTGGACAACAGAAGACCTGACTCCATTAACTACAGCAAGCGCATGACCCCAGAACTGCAAAAGTACTATGAAGCCCGCTTTGACATGATGTCAGCAGACGGGTGGATAGACTTAATGGACGATATTGACACAATGATAAATTCGTTGAACAATATCAGTACAATCCCTGATGAAAAAAGCCTACAATTCAAAAAAGGTGAACTTTCTATCCTAACGTGGCTAAAAACCTTAAAACAGGTCAGCACACAAGCGTATGAGGAATTGAATGAAAAGAATTTATGAATTTGTCTGCGTAAGTGGACATCTCACCGAGAAACTTACTGATTATGAGACAGATGAAGTTCGGTGTTCAAGTTGCGGTGTGACAGCCAACCGCATCATAAGTGCTCCAAGCGTTAATTTGGAAGGGTGGTCTGGTCATTTTCCGTCTTCATGGATGAAATTTGAGAAGAAGCACACAGACAAATTAAAGCAAGAGCAAAAAGAGAACTCCTAAGCAGAAATGCCGAGTTTAATGTCCTAGAACCGATAACGGCAGGAAAAAGGAAGAATATGTTGATTGATAAAGAAGACGAGTCGCTAAGTGAGTTAGACATAGTTGAGGAACAAAATCAACTACCCCAAGCACCGACTATCGCTGAACTACCTGAGAAATACAGGCAAAAGAGTTTAGATGAAGTCATCAAAATGCACCAAGAGGCTGAAAAGTTAATTGGCAAGCAAGCGCAAGAGGTAGGTGAAGTTCGTAAACTTGCAGATGAACTCATAAAGCAGAACCTTAGTTCTAACAAACAACCTATTGAGCAAGATGAGCCTGAAGTAGATTTCTTTGAGAATCCGAAAGAGGCAATTCGTAAGACAGTTGATAGTCATCCTGATGTAGTAGCGGGTCGCCAAGCGGCTAACGACTTCAAAAAGATGCAGATTCAACAGAAGTTAGCGCAAAACCATCCTGATTTTGGGCAGATTGCACAAGATACGGACTTTCAGAATTGGGTGAAATCTTCACCTATTCGGTTAGGGTTATATGCGAGAGCAGATGGTGAGTTTGACTATGACAGTGCTAATGAGTTGTTATCGACTTACAAGCAACTAAAGGGTGTTAAGGCTAAACAGACTAGCGATGCGGGTGAAACCCAACGCAAGACTAACCTTAAAGCCGCCGCAGTTGATGTAGGTGGTACTGGAGAGAGTTCTAAGAGAGTTTATAGAAGGGCTGACCTTATTCGGCTGAAGATGACTGACCCGAACCGATACGAAGCCTTGTCTGACGAAATCATGCAAGCCTACGCTGAAGGTAGGGTTAAATAACTTAACTTATCGTTTTTTGGAGATTTAACATGGCTAATACAGCATTTTCCCCCACCAATTCGGTGACAGTAACAACCGCTGACAAATTCATCCCTGATATTTGGTCAGATGAAATCGTAGCGGCTTACAAAAAGAACCTAGTTTTAGCAAACTTGGTAATGAAGATGAACTTCAAGGGCAAGAAAGGTGACACTGTTCACATTCCTGCACCTACTCGTGGCACTGCTAATGCCAAAGTTGCTACTGATGCAGTTACTTTGATTGCCGCTACTGAGTCAGAAGTAACAATATCTATCAACAAGCACTATGAATATAGCCGCTTGATCGAAGATATTGTCGAGGCACAAGCCCTGAACTCTATGCGTAACTTCTACACATCAGACGCAGGTTATGCCTTGGCTCGTCAAGTCGATACAGACTTGGTGCAGTTGGGTCGTTCTGCAAATGGTGGTACAGCAGGAGCCGCCGCTTATGCCGCCGCCTACATTGGTGGTGATGGCACGACAGCGTATGTTGCCGCAAACAACAACGAGTCTGCTTTGACTGATGCGTCAATTCGCCGCACTATTCAGCGTTTGGATGACAACGATACTCCTATGGACAATCGTTTCTTCCTCATTCCTCCCTCAAGCCGTAACACATTGATGGGTCTTGCCCGTTATACAGAGCAGGCTTTTGTGGGTAATGGCAACGCTATCCGCACTGGTGAAATCGGTAACTTGTATGGTATCCCTGTGTTCACTTCTAGCAACGCTGATACGACTTCTGGTTCAGGAGCCGCCCGTGTTTGCTTGATGGGTCATAAGGACGCTATGGTTCTGGTTGAGCAAGTTGGCATCCGTTCACAAGTTCAATACAAGCAAGAATACCTTGCTACATTGTTCACTTCTGACACACTGTATGGTGTTGCCGCCTTGCGTAATGCCGCCACTGTTGGAGCCGCTAAGTCTTCAGCAATGTTTGCATTAGCAGTGCCAGCCTAATTGCAGTTGCGCCCCCTGCCCTAGTGGTGGGGGGACTTTTTTAAACTAATTAGGAGAAATTATTATGGCAACAGCAAGTGCAGTTGTGACTCGTAGAGGCAATGACAGTTTTCGGGGTTTATTCTCTGATACTTGGTCAGTTGTTTGTACTTTAAATGCTGGTTCATTAGTTGATGGTGCTGGTGAAACAGATGATGTAACAGTTCCAGGCGTTGCCTTGGGTGACATGGTTCTTTGTGCATCTTTGGCTGTGGATTTGGTTGGTTTGACTGTGACGGGTTATGTCTCAGCCGCCAATACTGTCAAATTCCGTATCCAAAACGAATCAGGTTCTACCGCAGACTTGGCATCAGCCACTATGGACATTATTATTGTCCGTATGGTTTAAAGATCGGGGGGCTTGTCCCCCCTTTCTTCATTAAGGATTTATATGGCTTTGTTCAGATGCAATCAATCAGGTAATGTTGTTGAGTTCAGACAGGACTACGACATTGTTGAGATGCGTAGACATCCCGAATACACAGAGGTTGATACTTCTGCTGTTGTGGAGGTTGAGAAGGTTGATGGAACAAGGCAGACGCTAACTTTGAAAAAACCTATGGGTAGACCCCGTAAGGAACAATTGTTATGAGTGATATTGATGCTAGAGATTTTGGCAAGTTAGAGGCACAGGTTGCCTCCTTGCAGGCCGAAGTTCACCAATTGGCTAACGATGTCAAGGCTCTCCTTGAGTTGGCAAACAAGTCAAAAGGTGGCTTTTGGATGGGTATGACCATCGCTTCTATGGCGGGTGGCGTAATTACATTTGTTGCTGGTAAGTTACTTAAATAAGGGGAAATCCTATGCCGATGGTTGGAAAAAAGAAGTTTGCCTACTCTGAAAAAGGCGAAAAAGAAGCAAAAGAATATGGCAAGAAAAAAGGTCTTCCTGTGACCATTATGGTTGCTGTTGGTAAGCCAAAAGGTATGCCTATGCGTGGTCAGCGCACTGCAACTAACATGATGAAGAAAACAGGGAGAGGCAAATGAGTTCATTATCTGCGGCAAGAACCCTATTAAGTGCTGTAACAGCAACTGGTGCTTCTACTGCCGTCCAAATTGATGGTGGTCAGCCCGTATTCATGCAAGTCTCTGGAATTACAAGTGCAACTGTTGTTTTGCAAGGTAGTCTAGATGGTAGTAATTGGGCAACCCTTGGTTCTGCTTTGACTGCTGATGGAATGGTTACTATTGCCAATGCACCTAAATATGTACGGGCAAACTGTACAGTTTATGTAACTGGCACTATCACGGCTAAGATTCTTTACTGATATGAAAAAGACCAAAGCACAAGCCAAGATTAGCAAAGTCATGCGTGAGTACAAGGCAGGTGATTTGCACTCAGGCAAGGGTGGTAAGGTTGTTAAGTCTCAGAAACAAGCCATAGCAATTGCCCTATCAGAGGCTGGTAAGGCGAAGAAGAAATGAAACAAGGACTTTATGCCAATATCAATGCCAAACAAGCAAGAATTAAGGCTGGCTCTGGTGAGCGTATGCGGAAAGTTGGTAGCAAAGGTGCGCCAACTGCCAAAGCGTTTATTGAGTCTGCTAAAACTGCAAAGAAACCAAAAAAGGTGAAGTGATGAAAACTCCCGCTTGGCAACGCTCCGAAGGTAAAAATCCTAAAGGAGGGTTGAACTCCAAGGGAAGATCATCTTATAATGCGGAAACTGGTGG